TGTTATTCTTGATACAGAAAGAACTATTGTTCTTGGTTTATCTGATGGAAGCTTTCAAGTAGAAACTGTTAATATAGAAGTAGAGATTGACGGTAAAAAGCAGATTAAGAATAATCTTAAGATTGGTCAGTATGATGCTGTGGTTACTGTTGGACCAAGCTTTGCTACACAAAGAGCAGAAGCTCGTCTATCCATGACTGAGTTTATTCAGTACTATCCGCAAGCTGCTCCTCTTATTGGAGATTTGTATGCTGAAGCAAACGATTGGGCAAGAGCTGATGAAGTTGCTGAACGTCTTAAACACCTACTTCCTCCTGAAATTAAGTATAAAAAGGATTTGGAAGAAGCTATTAAACAAGGTGTTCCCCAAGACCAATTACCTCAGCCTCCTCAGCCTCCACCTCCACCTCCATCTGAGCAGTTGAAGGTAGAGATTGAAAAGATAAGATTACAAATTGAGGAAGCTCGTCTTGCTACAGAAAAGGAAAGAACAAGAGCCATTGAAATTCAAAGTATTATAAGCTTGAATGCTAATAAAGAAACGATTGCTCAGATTGTGCAAGAAGTGTTAGCTGAAGCAAAGAATAAATTGTCAGGTAAAGAGTCAAAAGTTGACTCTTCTGTAACACAAAACACTAATCCTAATCCTAATTCTAATATAGGAGTTGAGTAATGCCAGCAGTAAGCGAAAAGCAACGACAGATGATGGCCATAGCTAAGCATTCTCCTTCTAAATTATTTAAAAGAAACAGGAATGTTTTACAAATGACTGCAGAACAAATATCTGATTTTACAAAGTTATCGTCTAGTAGAAATATACTAGCTAAAAGGAGGAAATAAAATGGACATGGTAAGTATGGAACTGAAGAAAAAGAGTAAGGAAGAGCTTAAAGGACTAGCAGAACCTGTAGCATCTGAACAAAGTAAGTTTCCGTATGGTCTTCGCTTACGATTCGAAAAGGAACAGATTGACAAAATTCCTTTTCTCGAAACATCTAATGTTGGCGACAAGGTTGTTATTACTGCTGAAGCAGTTGTCGAAACAAAAGAAAAGAATGATAGACTTGATGGTGAGTCCTACATAAGTGTTTGTATCCAGATTACGGATATTGCTGTCAGTGCAAAAGAAAAGAAACCTTTGGAGAAAATGTCTCCAAAAGAATATAGGGCTGCACGGCGCAGTGGAGAAGTTTAACCTTTAACTTTCCAAGCAAATGCTTGGCATCAAGCTAAGGAGGCTTGCAATATGACTACATTAATGAAGACAAATGAAGAGATTCAAGCTATGGAAAAAGCTACAATAATAAATGGAGTAGATAATCCGAATTTATTATCTGTAGATTCTACTGAACCTTTACCTACTACTGTCGATACAACTGAAGATGAGGACGCTCAGAAGAAAGAAGAGGAAAAGAAAGTAGAAAACAAAGATGAATCCAAAGCTTCTGACAAAAAGGGTGAAGGAGATGATACTCCTAAACCTCCAGATGAAAAATCTGCCGAAGGTAAAGACGCTGATGATGAGAAAGTTCCTAAGGGAGTTCAGGAACGTATTAACAAAGCAATCAAAAAACAGCGAAGGGCTGAAAGGGAAAGAGATTTTGAGAGAAATCGTAGGCTAAGTCTTGAAAAAGAAGTTGAAGAACTTCGTGGAAAGTCTGCTGCTTCGCCTGCAAAAGCTGTCGAAAAACCGAAGCGTGAAGATTATATTGACGAAGAAGCTTATCAAGATGCTGTAATTGATTGGAGAGTACAAGAAGCTCTCAAAGCGAAAACGCCAGAACAACCTGCTAAAAAGGTGGAAGATGCTGGCACAGAAAAGGACAAAGATAAAACATTAATTTTGGATTACGCTGAAGAATTAGATACTGTCTTTGATAAAGGACGAGAAAAGTTTGAGGACTTCGATAAAGTCGTTCTTAAGAATAAGGAAGTATCTATTACTGAGGACATGGCCGTAGCAATGCTTGATTCTGATATTGCAGATGAACTTATGTACTTTGTTGCGTCCCATGCTGATATTGCCGAGGAATTGGCTGAACTTCCAGTACCTCGCATGGCCAAGCGGCTAGTAAAGATTGAAAGTGAATTGTTGGGAAAGAAGGAAAAAACTCCTCCTGTAAAAGAAAAACAAGTCTCCAAAGCTCCTTCTCCTATTAGTCCTGTAAAGGCTAGTGGTGCTTCTGGCAAAAGTCCAGAAGAAATGACGCCAAGTGAGTACCGAGCATGGAGAGAATCACAAAAGAAATAAAGGAGTAATTTATGGCTAGTTCAAATACTTTACTAACTCCTACTATTATAGCAAAAGAAGCTGGAATGGAGCTTATAAATAGCATGGCTATTTCTCGTCACGTTTATACTGAGTATAAAAACGAGTTTGTTAAAGTAGGACAGACAATCACCATTAGGAAACCCAACAAGTTTCGGGCTACGAAAGCTCAGGCAAGAAGCAATAGCAATATTGTTGAGCCGAGTACTTCGTTAACCGTATCTACACAGGCTCATGTTTCTTGGGCGTTCAGTTCTGTTGACCTTACTATGACGATTGAAGATTATAGTAAGCGTTACATCAGACCTGCTGTTGGTACGCTTGCTAATACAGTCGACTCTGACCTCTGCGGTTTGTACGTCAATCTGTACAACTATGCAGGAACACCTGGAACCACTCCTGCAACCTTCAAGGTACTTGGCGATAGTCAAGTTTGTCTTGATGATGAAGCAGTTCCTGGAAATGCCCAGCGTGTCGGCATTCTCAATCCTGCCGCGAACTGGTCGCTGGCCGATGGACTCAAAGGAACCTTTGCTCCGAATGTAGCTAAAGATATTCTTACCAAAGGGTATCTCGGAACAATCGCTAACCTGAGTCTCTATATGGACCAGAATATTAAACGCCATACGACTGGCCTATTTACCACAAGTGCTACGCCTGTTTATAGCAGCGGCGGTACGAATGGTTCTACCAGCATCGTTACGACTGGCTGGAATTCAAGTTCCAGTACCGTTAAGGCTGGTGATATTTTCACGTTGGCTGGTGTTTATGCGGTTAATCCTATGTCGGGTGAAAGCACTGGTGTGCTTCGCAGATTTACGGTTACTGCAAACGCTGCGTCAACCACTGGCAGTATGACCATTACCTTTACGCCTGCTCTGAACTACACTGGAACCAGTGCATATGATAACATCAGTGCGTTGCCGAGTGGTTCAGCTGCTCTTACCTTCTTGGGCACTGAAAATACTGCATATCCGCAGAATATTGTCATGCACCCGAACTGTATGGCATTGGCTACTGTTCCGCTGGAAATGCCTGCAAATGTCTGGGGCGCCAGAGAAACCGATAAAGAAGCTGGAATTTCAATTCGTGTTCTGAAGCAGTATGATATTGATGCTGACGAAGAAATTATACGTCTTGATATTCTGTACGGAATTAAGACAATATATCCTGAAATGGGTGTCAGACTTTGGGGCTAGGAGGATAACATTATGTGGAAAGGCAGAGTAGCTGAAAATGATTCTGAAGCCTTAGTTATCCCTAATCCGATAACTTTTACTGGTGCTGTTACAGTTGGCGGCATTACCTTCAATGGTGTTGCAAGTAAGGATGCTAATGGTGCTATTACGATTGCTCCTTACACTGTCAAGCTTATCAAAGCTTCGGCTGGTGCATACACGATTGCTGACCCGACAACTGCGCAGGAAGGTATTCGTATCTTGATTACTGCTCAGACTGCGCAGGCGCATACTGTGTCCAACACAGGTGGCTCAGGATTTAACGCTGGTGGAGCATCTGCCATTAAAGCAACTTTCGGAGGTGCAATTGGTGATTGCATGGAGATTGTTGCCATTAATGGTAAGTGGAATGTGGTATTACTTAAAAATGTTACGTTGGGTACTGCCTAACGTTTAACTAGGCTTAGGAGGGGGTGTGCCTCTAAACACCTCCTCACCATTATAAAAAGGAGGCTGTAATGGCTAGTAATAATCAACTACTTGGTTCTGGAAAACCTGTTGAAGAACCTATTATTACCGAAGAAAAAAACAAGAGCTCATTTGAGCGTTCTTGGTTGTATCATAGTACTTGCAGAGAAGGAAAGCTGATTGAAACTGAAGATGAATATAACAAGCTTCTTAAAGAAGGTTGGCGAGATAGACTGGATAAGGTTGTTCTTATTGCTGGTCGTGAAGAGTTTTTTGAGGGAAAGATAAGTAAAGAAAGTAAATCTATTTTTGATAAGGGGAAATAGTCAATTTTTGACTATTCTTGGGTGCGGATATGACAGTAGAAGATTGGATAAAAGCATCGCTGCGTAAGTTAGCTGTGTATCCAAGTGGAGAAAGTCCAACTCCAGAGGAACTTAAAGATGGGCTTATGGCTGCGCAATCAATGCTTCGTAGTTGGGCAGCTCTTGGAATATTAGCGTTTGCCTCAACAAATGAGGATTTTGCACTTGTATCTGGTACGCAATCTTATACATGGGGAGTTGGTGGTACATTTAATTCAGCTCGACCTAATTCTATACTGAATGCTACATTGGATACCACTAAACCTATAAGCGTATTTGCTTATGGTGATAAGTATTCGCTTGTTACAGAAGAATCTGGACAGCCCACTATGCTATTCTATAATCCTGCATACCCATTTGCTACAGTTTTATTTGACAAAAATCCTGATAGTGGGTACATACTTAACATTGAAAGTCTTAAACCATTTACAGAAACAAGTTCTTTTGATAGTCTTACTTCAACAGTACAGTTTCCTTCTGTATATGAAGAAGCATTTATATACAATTTATCGCTACGGCTAGCGCCAGAGTTTGGAAAGCCTGTTCCGTTATCTGTTAGTATTATCGCAGACCAGTCTTACAAAATACTAATAAGTTTAAATGCTGCAAGTAAGGTTGAAACAGTTAGGTTTGGTTTACCTACTGAAACATTAAATAATTAGTGAGGTATGTATCATGCAAGTTCCTTTTGTTGGTGGAGCTTATACATCACGGTCGAGCAATTTAAATGCACAGTCTTGCGTCAACTTCTTTCCGTATGTGACGAAGCAGGATGCGAAGAGTGTAGTGTCTTTAATGTACACACCTGGTCTTGATTTGCTATTTAATTTAGGGTTTGGTATTGGCAATACTGTAAGAGCGGTGTATGCTATACGAGATAATCTTTATGTAGTTATTAATGACAAAGTGTATTTAATATCTACATCATCGCTACTCTCAGCTACACCAACTGAAATCTCTTCTAGAGTTGTGGGAGAGTACACGCTACTAAAAAGTATTGTTATTGCAACTACTGGAATTAAGACAGTAAGTTTTGATTTTAAGTCAAGTGGTATCATTTCATATGCGAAGATATATAAGAATGGAGTAGAATACGGAACTGAAAGGTCTACTACTTCGTTAGACTATACCACATATAGCGAAACACTTGATTTCAAATCTGGAGACACATTAGAAATTTGGGGATACACTACAAATGCTTCTTACCCATTATTTATTAAGAATGTTCATACCGAACTGGAAGGTGATATAGAAGTCAGCACTGTCAATTCTGCTACACTACTCGGAACTCTTAAGACTACTGATAGCTATGTATCTATAGCTGATAATAGCCTCGAGATTATGATTGTTGACGGAACAAAATATGCTTTTATCATTAATCTTGAAACAAATACTATGACGCAGATTTCAGCTGTATCTTTTCCACCTGCTTGCTCAGTAACCTTTCAAGATGGTTTCTTTATAATTGTTGAAACAGCTACAAGACGATTTTGGATATCTGGTGTGTATGATGGATTTACTTGGAGTCCGTTAATGGTTAAGACAGTTGAAGGTAGGTCTACGAATCTT